CCGCCATTCTCAAACTCCTGCGCCTTGTTCACCATGTACCGCTGTGTCTCGGCACATTCAAGGACTTTGGCGAGGAACGGGTCACGGCGAGCCTCGGCGCGGAGGGCGCGTTGCATTTCGCGTGCGTGCAGAAACTCATCCTCGTTGACCGGTTCGCCGTCAATAGTCATGTGCAGGAAATCAACACGCGAGGGTTCGGTGATAATTGCGTCCACGATAGACCCGAAGCGGAAAGCCGCCTCGCGGTCACCGAACACCGGGCGACGGTGCAAGAGTTCTTTCAATGCAGTGAGGTCAGAGTTGGAGACCTCACTGCGCTGATAGTATGCATCGGGATTGTTCATGCTTATTTGGCTTTAACCTCCTCTTCGTAGCGGACAAAAGGAGACTTGATGAACTCGGGATTGTCCTTGTCGTTGGCAACCTTTTCGCAGAATGTGAGCTGCTTCTTGAAGATTTTGGAGAGTTCCTCAATCGGCAGGAACTGACCCTCTTTGCTCCACCACATGGAGACAGCGGCGAGAATGCCGTCAGCGTTGGCGCAGACAATCTTCTGCTTGACGGAGGTCTTGGGCTGATAGCCTACCGGGGTAGCCACGGCGTTCTGAGCAAAGAGACCGTCCATTTCGTTGGCAGACTGCTGAACCTGCTTGGCGGCTTTGGCTTCCTCCTCCTTGCGTCTGCGCTCCTCATCGAGACGGCGCGTTTCGGCGGCTTCGCGTGCTTCCAGTTCGGCTTTTATACGTGCCTGCTCTTCGGCATTGGCTTTCGCCATGCGTTCAAGTTCCTTTTTCTTTGAGGGCAGAGCGTCAGTGATAGTGTCGCGGTATTCTCCGACCTCGGCCTGAAACTGGTCTTTGAACTGCTTGGAGAGACGGTTGAGGATAGACTGGCGAATTTCGATCGCCTCCGCATCGGTAACTTCGTAGGGTTTGTGGGCATGGCACTGGCACTGCTGAAACCATTCGTTGCCGAGCGTGATGTTGAACTCTTTGATTTTGTTGCTGACTTCATCGAAGTTCTCAACGGTGAGCGACTGATTGAGGCTGGTGAGTTCGTTGATTTTTTCGGTAACGAGATTATCAAACTGACGGCGGTAGTCATCTTCGGACTCCTGCTTGTAGCGGTTGAGAGCCTGCTCACGTTGCTGACGGCGCATTTCCTCTTGACGTGCGCGCTCGGCTTCCTCGCGCTTCTTGGCTGCGTAGGCGTTGCGGGCCTGCTGTATCTTGTAGGGGACCGTATCTTTTTTGGTCGGGTCAATGGTATTTTCCATACCAGTGAACTCTGAACGGATTTGGTCAAACAACTTGGTGATCGGTGAACGGCGTTCGTTCATGGCTTTCAGAGTGCGCTTTGACTTGTCTATGTAGTCGGCGCACTGCTTGTCAAGCGCATCGGTCATGCCTCCGCGCTGAATTTCCGCGAGGAGTTTTTCGCCGTAGTCGGCGCAACGCTGGGAAGAGAGTGCATTGGTGTTGTAGGTGTCCGGCGCAGACTGCGCTATCATCTGCACATTCTCTTGGCGTAAGATAGGGAGGTTATTAGTTTCACTCATTGTACTTTGATTTATAGGATTTAGAATGTGTCATCAGAGCCTCCTGCATCGGAAGAGGAGGTTTCGGGGTTTACCCTCACGCCTGCGGAAGTATCGGGAGCCGGGGCAAAGCCAGTGTCCTGCGAGGGCAGAACTTCGCCGGTTGAGCGATTGACTGAAGAACCATCTTCAAGTCCGTAGATGTCATCGTTGATTTCAACTTCATCTACCTGCTGTGACTCCAGTTGAGTACCGCGACCGACACGCGCTTTGGGGTAGGTCTTGAAAGCGTGCTTGATACACTTGGCGATGAGGAAGCCAGTGTCAATCTTCAGAGAGCCGTCCTGCTGTTGGCCGTAGAGGGCGTTGGGGTTGCCCAGTACCCATTGACGGCGTTGATTATCCCACTGGCGGTTCTGACGTGCCGAGAAACCTGCGAGGCGGTTCCAGTCCTCGGGGAGCATAACAGCGTAGTCAATTGAGCCGTCGGCGCGTGTAATCTTCATGAAGCAGGCAACGATATTGCCGGATGTGTGAGGCAGACGGCAGGTATAGTTCACGAATTTGTTGCCGTTGCGTTCGCCATATTCAAATTCATCCTCGGCGTAAACGATTACGGGATTGTCGGCATGGCGTATCTGACCGCAACGAGCGCGGAGGATAAGTTCACCATAGCCGGAGACGGTGAGGATACACTGGGTCTCATACTTGTTTTTCTTGTTACCCTGCTGATCAAGGTAAGAGTCCACTGCGATTGAGCGCGAGAGGAGGTAAGCCTGCGCACGGGTGCCGGGGTCAAGTGTGAGGCCGGAGATTGCTACGTCAAGAAACGCAGTAAAGAGTGAGAAACGCGTGCAGTTTTTGCGGAGGTCTTCTTTTTCACCGAGTATGCGGTTGAAGTTACGGCTCTCACGCTCATAGGCAGCTTCGCCGGTTATGCCAGTGGAGGGTGTCCACATGGCTTCGTAGATTTGAATGAACTTGGCACGCACCAGTTCGTTGGTAGCGATTGCCGTAGGTTCAAGTCGGTTGATTTCCTCAACCGTGAGATTGATATTACCCATAGAGGATATTGTTAAAATGTTAAACTTATGTTTATTAGAGGGAGGTACAGGATTTGAACCTGCGATGTCGGTATCACCCGAACCCGATGCTTTCAACTATCGGTGTTGCCTTCGTCCACTTGGCTAACCTCCCATTCGGCTATCAATCGTAGTAATCTTGTTGTGTGCGTTGGAGCAGACGCAGGTCTGCGGTGCAGTATTCCAGTTTGTGAGGACGCTTGATTGGATTGGCTTTGCCTTGCCTGCGCCAACGCTCTATGTTTTTGCGCCCGAAGATTTCAAAGGCTTTGCGCTGACTGATAAATTCGGGATCGGTCTTATCCTTTTCAAGGAGGTTGACAATCTTGGCGGCTAAGTCATTCACGAATACGCCGTAGGGAACACTTTTGTCTGCGAACTGAACCGTCATTTGGCTTTTCTCCTTTCGTTATACTCCCTCAACTCTGCGAGCGATGCAGGGAGCATCAACTTGTAACCGCTGACGTATGCCATGAAGCCGAAGCAGACGGCGCAGAATATCTGATTGCTCACGAGGCAACGAATGCCATAGGAAACTCCGAAGAGTATCACGCAGACGGACATAACGACCTGTCCGATGTAGTATGCTTTTGCCATAGTCGTATGATTTAGTAGGGTTCAACTCCTGCCTTGATGAAAGCGTTCTCTTCTTCCACGGAGCCGCACCAAGTATCGAGATACTCATTCATGGTGAGGTAGGTGTTGTCGTTGCGGTCATATCCGCGTGCATCGCAGAAAGCGTTCCACGAGATTTCGCCACGCTCATTGTCGGAGACGGAGGCGAGTTTGGTTGAGGTGCAAGCCGTCATAGCTGCAACCGAGAGGGCGATGAGGATGATGTACTTTTTCATTCTATTGTTGATTTAGAGATTAGAGTTTTGCAATGTAGAAGCGAATGCTTTCAGAGGTGTTTACACTCGTCATGTAGTCGTAGCTAAAGCCGTATATCTTGCCCGGCTCCATTTTCGGGTTGTGGCATAGATACGGACGTTGGAGAACTCGCATCCACATTTCGCTCAGTTTTTCACGAGCGGCGAGTTTAGCCTTGTGATTGCACGCTTCCTGTGTGAAGCGGTGGACAACGTGAGGATTTTTGCCGTCACGCTCTTTGTAGATTGCGTAGTCCATGATTATTTGATTTTCTCAATGCCACCCTCTGCCCAACGATTGATTGCCCGGCGAGCATGGGCGAGAGACTTGTATGTTGTTTTGCGCCATTTGGCTGTGCCGTTCTTATGCTCTTTCACCACGAATGTGTAGCCGAGGGCATCACGGAAAACATGAGTACTGGATGTTGTTGCCATAGTCATTTGCTTTATTATTTCAAACGAATGACGGAGTAAGTAACGCCGTTATCGGTGGAACTGATTTTGTACACCTCCTCCTTTGCGGAAGAGTTAAGTCGGCTCACTGCTGACTGCGCTGTGCCATAAGAGCAGAGTTCACGACAGTCAAATTGGATAGGTTTCCCTACCGGTAAGTTTCTGAAAGTGTCAATAACAGAGACTTTTTTCACGAGGTACTTATTTTCACTCATCTTTATGGTTTATATTTCGTTGATTTTTCGTATATTTGCGTTTAATATCAGACACTTGCACCGCTAATGCAATGATTTGATGACGCAAAGTTAAGTCATTTGCTTTAATCAAGCAAGCGATTGACGATGTTTTATTAAGTCATTTAAGATTTTTTAACAATTAGACAATGCAGGAAACTATTAACGACCGAGTTCAGACCATTATTGACAGGCAGTTTGATGGCAACAAGTCCGCTTTTGCCAAGGCTGTCGGTCTATCCGTTGCAGGCATGTCCAGTTACCTCGGAAAGCAAAGGCGGAGCAAGTTTAGCGTAGAGATGGTAACCAAGATCATAACCACGCTTGATGTAGATGCACGTTGGCTTCTCACTGGCGAGAATACACCAACGAGCAAAGTACATACCGAGGGAGATTATTCCCCGGCGTCTGATAGTGGAGACGTATCAGTAATAGTGGGCGATGCAGTCCTCGCGGAACGTGTGAAATTACTCCAACGCCTCCTCAACGAAAAGGATGAAAGGATTAGCGAACTAAAAGAACGAATAGAAGAACTGAAAGCAAAATGAAGTGGCTAAAATGGTTCATATATGGCGTTGGTATTAGCCTCGCAGTCTCCGCTGGTCTTTGGGCGGCTAATGTCACATGGGCCTATACCGCGAATGAGCCAATGCCCAAGGCTATTAAGATATTGACTGGTTCAATAGGAATATTTCTGCTTTACATCTTGCTGGGAGTATATGGCGTAGTCAAACATTTAATCAAGTCCAAGCGATGAATGAAGATATAGAACTTGACAAACTCCGCATCCTGCTCAATGCGGTTGAGGCTATGGAGGATGAAGAGCCGGACTTCTACGCGGTACTGAAAGAAGCTGCATGGAACGTCCTGCACGAGAACCCCGGCTTCGGCTTTGATGAATGGGTACAGACCCTCATGGGGCAATACCCCTCCGAAGTGGTTGACGCTATCGGCTCACACCCTGCGGAGACGTATGCTTCACTCGCTGATATGTGGGAGACCGAGGACTACGAGGACGAGCAGACCGGCGAGTGCCACTCATTCAAAGACTGGGCAGAATACTTTGCCACCGACCGTTCAATTAAACTCTATGACCTCCTCGCGGAGGCAAGAGCCAATATAAGGCGAATAGAGGCAGGTCAGCCACAAAGACAACCAAACCCTCAACCGAGACCACAAAGTCCGGCAGAGGGGCAAATCTGAGCGAAATTTGGGCATTCTCTGCCCAACCTTATAACAACAAAACTAAAAACAAGAAGAAAAAGATATGACAAGACCCCAAAATAACCCCAAATGGCACGGTGTACAAATGGAGTACAGCGTTGCCCTAAGTGTCGGCAAATGTTATACTTCAACCGCGGCGCAGGCTGCCATCGAAGACTAAGACACAGTTTCTAAATCATAGACAATTAGGTCGTAACGCTCTGCGAATCAGAGGTTGCGACCTAATTTGCTCTTGACACATTCGTTCATTCCAGCGCATAAATCGGGCAGAATGAGCAAGAATGTTGAGAAATAGTTGAGAGCAGTGTTGGGCGAGTATGTCATTACGTTGGTTTGCAGGGTCGAGAGGTGTAAAGTCTGCTTGCCGAGGCTACAGACAAAGTCGCTGTTGTGGCGGTGTCTTACCGACAACACACCTACCAATAAAGGCGCAGTGTCTTTATCTTTTTACAGCTAAACAAGCTGCACTCGGCATAGCTGTGGAACTGCTCTCGGTAGCACTGTTTGTCATTAGAAGTATAGCTTTTGACGATAAGCTTGAAAGTGTGACGATGTTGCACGTAGGAAAACTCATTTCAGCCTTGCGGCATGGTGTGGGGGCAGTATGTAAAAAGGGCGTTTCTTGTATAGCAAGAGATAAATCGGCAAAAGTATGGGAACGCCAACTATGATGAAAAGACGAGAGTTATATATCAACTTCGCTATTGTCGTATGCAATGAAATTCAGTACACGCAATGAATCAGACTTTTGTATTTCCAAATCTATCCAGATAATCCAATCGCCTTCTTTCCCGTATATTCTACGTATCATCACGAGAGTATCTCCAATTTCGGCAGGCATAAAATCAGCGGCTTGGCATTCTTGTTCATATAGCGCCCAGTCATTTGATGTTTGCTTAACAGTGTCGCAGACAAAAGGCTTGCCGAAAAGGTTATCCAAATGGGTTAGTGTTACCATCTTTCCTAATGGCACTTTTCGGTGAGCATCATAAATATATTCATCTGATTCGTTCAAACGATAAAATAGAGAAAAGTCAAGCCCCTTATCGTTTTTATTTACATTAGGAACGGACTGCGATTTGCCACACGAATAAAACTCGATAAGAATAAATGGCAGAAGAATAAAACATAGCTTTCTCAT